CGCCCAATGTTTAGATGGGCACACACAGAGATAGAGACAGGTCATCTTGGCCCTGGTGGGCACCAATACTGGGAGGTTTGGCGTTGTCTTAAATGTGGTAAAGAACTCGATCCATACCCACGCCCATGGAGATGGCTGTGGGTTCGTGTGAAACGTACTGATCTGCGTAATGAAATATTCGAGCCATCATGGTGGCTTGGCTCTGTAGGATCGTTGCAACACTGGTATGATGCTTCTGTGCTGTTTACGGTAATTCCGCTTAATAGAATCGTTGACGCCGCTGTGCGAATCTACCACTGGCTGCGGTACTGCCATGGAGATAAGTGGTCGTCAGACCTTGCAGAGAGTTACCAACGCGGAAAGAGAGAGGGCGAAGCTAACGCAATGATTGCCGCCACTCCAAAGGTAATAAATAGAGTGGAGATCTAGTGCCACCTGAATACACATTCCCAGGCCCAGTACCTCAGGAGGCTTTGGATTATTTTGAAGCGAAGGGTCTGCAGGTCGGCTTTAATTGGTACGAAGTTTGGGCCGAGGAGCACAACTGCGCCTTTACGGCCGCCAAAATCCTTGAGCTCGACATTCTTGCGACAATGAGAGGACTTGTCGAACGTGCTATCGAGGAAGGCAAAACGTTCGAGACTTGGCGCAAAGAAGTAAAGCCGCTGTTGGACAAAAGCGGATGGAGTAACTACGGAACAGCAAAGACAGAGAAGCACCGCATGCGAATCATTTACAACACCAACATGCGAACTGCGAGAGCAACTGGCCAGTGGCAACGGATCGAGAGGACGATAACGCTGCTCCCATTCCTGACGTACGAGTTGGGACCTGCTGTAAAGCATACTGATATGTGTATGTCATGGGAAGGAACAACGCTGCCCGCTACGGATCCATGGTGGATCGATCACTTCCCGCCGAATCACTACGGTTGTACAGCGAATATAATACAGGAAGGACTACGCGAAGTTGAGCAGCGTGGGGGGCCGAGTGAGAGACCACCGAGTTATGACGTCGAGTGGAAATTGCCAGACGGGAGACAAGCTACAGCCCCGGTTGGTGTCCACCCCTCCTTCGTGGCGGTAGGTCACAGCAGAACAGCAGGCCTTGAGCAAGCACTGATAGCAGCGGAGTCGAGATGAGAGTCGTAGGCAGAATTTCGCCAGCGAAAGCCGCCCAGATGCTCGGGGTCCACGTGAGGACAATTCGTTCGTGGTGCCAGAAAGCGATAGCTGGTGAGCCATCCCACCTGAAAGATGTCAAGCAGCACATTACCGGATACTATTGGGTGAGCCTCGCTGAAGTGAAACGGCTGATGAGGCATAATCCAGCCATGAAAAACTACCGGGACAAGTAGGATAACCGGTACAATACAATACATTACAATACGTCTAGCATATAGACGTGACACTACGAGACAGGCAACTTGATCTATTTAGCGTCGACGACGACCGGCCGGCGTTTCTTGCGCTGTGTCAGATCGAGCTGACTGCCGATGGTAAGTTGCCAGAGTGGATCCCGCTCGTTCCTGCCGGTGACGCAGACGGTCTTGTTAAGGCGCTAGACGGTAGGAAGTTCTACAATAAGGATCCGCAGGCTGTCGTAGATGCATTCAATAAAAGCCCTCTTGATTTACCAGTCGATCTCGAACACTCAACAGAGATAAAAGCCCCAAATGGCGAGCCGGCTCCCGCGTATGTGTGGGTTGACACGATGGAAGTTCGTGGATCTGGTGAAATTTGGGGACATGTAAAAGAGTGGACCCCGAAGGGTGGCGAGCTTGTAAGGAATAAAGAATATCGCTACATTTCCCCGGCTTTTCTTTTTGAGAAGGCAACAAAGATCATCACCGATATCGTATCGGCTGCCCTTACCAACCGGCCAGCTTTGGACATGCCAGCCATTGCTCGGCAGAAAGCTCTCGCCGCACAGTGGACCACGGCATACATCAACGACTTGGCTGACTCGGCGTTTCTCCACATCGAGTCAGGCGGTAAGAAAGACAGCGAAGGCAAGACGGTGCCGCGGTCGTTGCGGCACTTTCCATACAAGGATGCCAGCGGGAAGATCGATCTCCCCCATCTCCGCAATGCAATAGCTCGCATCCCACAAGCGAAAATCGAAGGACTTGATGCTGATGCCCTGCAAAAGAAGGCTCAGCGACTTTTGAAACAAGCGCAGCCCAGCAGGGCAAATGCGTCAATGGAGGCTACGATGGACCGGGAGAAGCTTATCGCAAAGCTGGGGCTCACCGCCGAAGCGACCGACGAGCAAATCATGGCAGAGCTTGACAAGCTGAAGGCTGGGCCAGAGGCCGAGTTGCAGACTGTCAAGACTGAGCTCGAGACCACGAGGGCAAAGCTCAAGAGCACGGAACAAGAGTTGGCGAATGCCCGCAGTGCGAATCCTTCTCTAGACAAGTTTGTGCCTCGCTCCGATCACGATGCGGTGGTTGCCAAGTGCAAAGCGCTCGAGAAGGAGAAGGGCGATGTTGAGAAGGCAGCCTTTCAAAAGGAAGTCGACGTTGAGATCGATGCGGCTATGAAGGCTGGTAAGGTCACTCCAGCAACGAAAGACTTTTACGTTGCGGCGTGCTCGACGAAGGAAGGGCTCGACAAGTTCAAGGAGTTTGTCAAGGCTGCTACTTCGATCGGCAATCCTTCGCGACTCGAGACCGATCCGCCTCCGGTACCTACTTCCGATGCAAGGATGAGCGCGGAAGAGGAAAAGATCGCGGCGTCGTTTGGTATGACCCGAGAGGATTATCTCAAGGGGCGAGCTTCGATGAAGCAAGAAATGACTGGCGCTGTCCAGGCTGGATAACGACAAGAGTCGAGGAGAAGACAATGGCACTTGCAGCTGACAGAAAAGGTTTTGCTTGGCGTGAACCTCTTGATTTTGAGGGGCCGATGGCGGCTAGCGCCGAATGCTTTTTGTTTGCTTTGCTAGTTCGCGATACCAGCGGCAATATTAAGCCTGCAACCGCAGCCGCCAGTTTGATTGCATGCGGATTCTGCACTGAATACGCTATCGAGTCGACTGGCGTGGCAGCCGCAAGCAACGTCAAGTACCGCATCGGCTGCGGTAAAATGAAGAACAGCTCCAGCAACCCGGCTGACAAAAGTCACGTTGGGGACACGCTGTACATCGAAGACGATGAGACCGTGACGACCGACGCGTCTGGAACCAGTGCAGCTGGTATTTGTGTCGACGTCGAGTCTGATGGTGTGTGGCTTCTCGTGCTTCCGCAAAATCTCGCCGCCACAGGGTTACTTGCCGCGAACAACTTGAGTGATGTTGGCAGCGCAACGACTGCGGCAACCAATCTCGGATTGGGCACCACGGATTCGCCTACCTTCGCCGACGTTACCACGACCGACGATGTAGTTGTCGGCGACGACCTAACGGTCACCGGGCTCGCCACGGTTGGCGAGACGCTTGGAGTCACCGGGATTACCACCTTGGCGGGTTTGCTGAATGCTGACGGTGGGATCGCGGTCGACACCAACAAGTTTACGGTGTCGGCGGCTGGCGCCGTTGCGGTAGCTAGCACCCTCGAGGTCACTGGGGCGACAACCCTCAATGCGTTGCTCAACGCCGACGCCGGCATTGCTGTGGACACCAACAAATTCACCGTTAGTGCGGCGGGGGCTGTTGCGGTTGCGAGCACTCTGGCGGTAGCCGGGGCAGCTACTTTTAGCGGGGCTGCTGCGCTCAACGGTGGTGTGACCTGCGATACTGACAAGTTCACTATCGCCAATGGTACGGGCAACACGGTGATCGCTGGGACGCTGGCGGTCGGGAGTACGGCAACCAAGGTATCTGGCACAGTTGGGGTGGACTTCAATGACTGCCGTGTGCACGACAATCTTGCCGCACTGCTGCCGGTGGCTGGCGCGACTGACGACCTCGGCAACGTGCCGGGAACCGTCGGCACGACTGCCCCGAGTTTGCAGACCGAGGATTTGAAAGCAGCCGGAGCAACCGACAACAAAGCCGCATTCTTCCTCAAGGTTCCGGATTGGTATCTGCCTGGCTCGACGCTGACTCTAGTCTGCAACGCAGGTATGATCACCACGGTTTCTGATACCACCGCGACGCTGGACGTTGAGTGCTGGGTGCCCGACTATGCGAACGCTGATGGCACTGTTTCGTCGGACTTGTGCCTAACCGGAGCACAGAGTATCAACAGTTTGACGTTTGCAGACAAGAGCTTTACGATCGACGACGACGTTGCCGGACACGAAATCGCTCCCGGTGACATTCTGCAGTTTAGAATTACGACAGCCGTCAACGACGGGGCGACTGGCACGGCCGTCATTGCCGCAATCAGAAAGATTCATCTCGCTGTTTCCGCGTAGAAGTTAACGGAACGGGGAAGGCAACCGGAGGAAGACAATGATCATCAATTACCACACGATCACCGGGCTCACCGTTGGATTCAGAAATGAATACAACAAGGGTTTCGCTGGGGCAGTTCCACAGTGGCAGAAAGTAGCCGCTCTGATCCCTTCGATCACGGGGACGAATCAGTACCCATTTCATTCTGCTTTTCCGAAGCTCAGGGAATGGGTCGGTGATCGGCAGGCGAAGAATCTGATCGCCTATACCTACTCGCTGCTCAATAAGCCGTTTGAAGGCACGGTGAAGGTTGACAGGCCAAGTATCATCAATGACCAGTGGGGCGTGTTCAATATGGACATGCAGATGATGGGCTACTCCGCTGGCATGCATCCTGACGAGCTTGTGTTCGGTGCGATTTCGTCCGCGGCTACTGACCTGTGCTACGATGATCAACCATTCCTCAATGCCAGCCATCCAATCGTTGTTGATGGGGTTGAGACTACAACCAGCAACTACGATTCTACCCCATCGACCAGCCTTTGGTTGATGCTCGACACCAAAAAGCCGATCAAGCCGTTCATCTACCAGAAGCGCGAGCCATACACATTTGTCATGAAGACTCAGCAGAACGACGAGAATGTGTTCTGGCGCAATGAGTACGTGTATGGCGTCAATGGGTACGGTGCGGCTGGATACGGATTCTGGCAGCTTGCATATGGCTCGCTCAACACGCTGAACGAGACGAACGTCGACGCCTACTATCAGGCAATGATTGCCTTGAAGGATGACGAAGGTCACCCGCTTGGCGTTATGCCTGACACGATTCTTGTCGGTCCTTCAAACGCGGTTGCTGCCCGCAATCTCGTCAAGAAAGAGCGCCTGGAGAATGGTGAGAGCAATCCTCTCTACGGCGCCTACGACATCGTTCTGACTCCGTTCCTGACCTAAGGAGCTTACCGTGGCTAAGAAGAAGATTGCCGAGCAGATCGATCCTGAAGACGATGAGCTCGAGGACTTGTCTGAAGACAGTGACGATCCTGAAGACGATGAGCTCGAGGAGCTTGAGGATCTGGATGATGGGGAGCCTCGTGCGGAGTCTACTCCAATCCCGTCTGTGCCTGACAAAGCAGATTTACTCAACGAAGGGTATTCTGAGGATGAAGCATCTGTCATCGTTAGTCACATGACTGCAATCCACGATGAGATTGTCGAGCTACGCAAGCCAAAGAATTTCGTTGTAAAGCCAGCTCTAAGGGTTTCCGCAAAGCATACAAAAGGCTTTTGGGTCTGCGGGAAGAAGCTGATGCCAGGCACGCCTTGGGAGGTTCCTATTGATCTCCTAGACGAATCCAAGCTAGGAGAAATCAGGACGGTCGAGAAGGGCGGGCATGTCGCGGTCGAGGAGATTGAGCTGGAAGTGGAAGTCGAGTAGTGAGGTGAGTCAGTGGCCTACGCAGTGCAGTCAGATCTTGAGAAGTATTTTGGGGAAGAGCAACTTCTGATTGCCGCCGACCGCGAGGGATCTGGCTCTTTGTCCGATCCTACCGTCGTTGAAGTTATCGAAGCTGGAATTACAGCCGCAGAGGAAGAGATCGACTCGTACTTAGCGGTACGTTACGATCTGCCCCTTGCTGCAACTCCAGGAGTTCTCAAACGCGTCTGTTGCGATTTGGCCATGTATCACATGAGCACGAACCACCCGTCTATGTCTGAGGATAAGGAGACGCGTTACAACAATGGTGTGAAATGGCTTGACAGATTGTCCAGAGGCGTGGTCTCGCTCGGCGTTGAAGAAGCCGAGGTGGTTGTTCAGGATGAGCCTGAGATTGCATCTACTAGCGAGACTAGGATATTTTCCCGCACGAAATTGGCAGGGCTGCTATGAGTGGGGTTGCTCTACAAATATCTGAAGTAAAAGGCATGGAAAGAGTACGAAGTGTGCTCAACAAAATGTCATATTTTCAGATTGTTGATCTACTGGACAACGTTGGGGCTGTAGTCGAGAATCAAGTTCGTAGAAGGATTGTCAGACAAGAGGGTCCACCTGAAGGTGGAAGATGGGAACCATACAAATGGGGTGGTAGATACATCGCATGGAAAACAAAGATAGGAAAAGGCGATGCGGGTTTTCTAAGGCTGTATGGTGATTTAGTCGATTCACTAACCCATAATGTCGGCACTGGAAAAGTCGATATTGGCAGCAATCGTGTCTATACTGCTACGATGCAACTTGGTAGTAAGGATGGAACAATACCCGCCAGACCACTTTTAGGATTGTCGGATGACAACAAGGACGAAGTGGAACGTGCTATTAACACTTGGCTGAAGGAGACAATAGGCGTATGAGTCTTGTCGCTCTCAGAGATGCAATCGTAGAGAATATTGGGAGCAATATCTCTACGTTTCGTGCTGTGCAGGCGCATGGCGGGCGCTTCTCTTTGGATGAAATCAAGCGTGTCTCTTTCCCGGAACCCTCATGCCTTGTGGCTGTGTTTGGTGGAAAGACGAAGAGAATAGGCGGAGTATGTGGGTTGTGTGACGCAGAAGTTGTAGCTTTCATCGTTACCAAAGGTAGCTCTATATCTGTGAGGGATAGAGCGGCTCCATCTCTCGCCGAGGCCGTTGCTCAGCTTGCGATCGAGAATACGTGGGGCTGCGACTTTGCCAAAGCTCCAGAAGATGGAGTGATGATCAACAACCTCTATCTGCCGGATATAGATCGCCACCTAGTGTCTCTATGGTCCGTGTCATGGACGCAGCAAGTCGAGATCGGAACATTCGATCTTACCACGCTTGACGACTTCAACCGTCTGAATGTTCAGGCTGACATAGCCGAGAGAGATGGGGTCATCGAGCACGAGTTTGACATCTTTCTAAACGGGACTCTCATGAGCGCATATGGACGGGCGTATATCAGTTCGGCTTCGGCAACGTCGATCGCGGTGGCTGACGCCTACCAGAAAGTTGCTGGCACGACTACTCTCGTGACGTCTCCTGTCAGCGTCGACGTAGATATGCCTAGCAACAACAGACTTCGGCATACTGGCTCAGCATCGAAGCCATTCATGATCGAGGCTAACATCTCTGCGGAAGTCAGCGCTGATGCGAAGGTGACATTCGCCTTTGCAAAGAATGGCACAGTCGACGAGACAGCCGAGGCGGAAGAAGAACTGACTTTAGCTGGCGGTGCTGAATCAATCTCGCTAAAGTCTACTCTTGATCTTGATGAGAATGACTATGTCGAGCTCTGGGTGAAGGCTGATGATACTGTGAATGTCACCGTCAACAAAATGAGTCTTGTCGTTGTGGCATCGTAGGAGAAAACATGGCTCGCAAACCAATTGAGAAATTCTTCGTTGTCCCAGGACCATTCGGTCCTGTGCGGGATCCGATAACGATGAGGATGTTATCCGACAAAGGTGAGTGGAAGCCAAAGAATATGTATTGGCTGCGCAAGGTGAAAATGCGCGACGTGGTTGACAAGACTTCGGAGAAGCGCGCTCACGACAAACAGCCGAAACTAGCGTTGGAGACAGAGCAGCAAGCCGATCAGAAGCAAAAGAAAGGTGAATCCAAATGAGCATTTCATTCGATCTCATCTCGACGAACCTACGCACTCATGGGGTGTTCACTGAGTTCTCGAATGCGCGAGCTGTCTCTACCGCTCCGGACATTCCGAGTGTCGCACTGATCATCGGACAACGTTTGGCAGCTGGTACAGTCGCGGCTGAGGTTCCTATCTCAGTTCCCAGCGCCGCTAAAGGTGAGGAGTATTTCGGTCATGGGTCGATCCTCGCCCATATGATCGATTACTTCAAGGCAGCCAATCCGTATACGGAGTTGTGGGCCGTAGCACTCGATGATGATGGCGGCGGGACTGCTGCCACTGGGACGTTTGTGTTTTCCGGCACCGCAACCGATGATGGCGTGGTCTACACGTACATCGGTGGGGAGCGCATCACGACTGCTGTGTCCCTCAATGACGCTGCTGCGACGGTTGGGGCGGCTGTTGTTGCCGACATCACTGCATATGTGGCCGAGCACAACCTGCCAATTTCCGCGGCCGGCACGTCGACTGTAACGATCACATGCCTCCACAAGGGCACACTTGGAAACTACATCAATCTAGCTCAGAATCTGATCCCAGGTGAAGCGTTGCCGGCTGGTATCACTTGCGTCATCACTCAAGTCGGCAGCGTGATTACTGGAGCAACTGATCCTGACGTTGCCGACGCAATCACGGCCATCGGTGGATCTTGGTTCCAGACGATCATATCTGCCTACGCCGATGACACCAATCATGACAAACTCGAGGCTATGGCGCTTAGTTGGTGGCATCCATATGAGCAAAAGGACACATCGCTATTTATTGGAGCGATTGGAAACCAGGCCGCCCTCACTGCCCTGGGGAATGCGCGCAACAGCCAGTTCACCGTTCTGATGGGTGGTGGATTGAGCTCGTCTCCGCCGTGGGCTTGGGCGGCAGTGACTGGGGCTGTAGACGCGTATGAGTCTGACCCGGCTCGTCCGAGGCAGACTTTGACGCTCACTGGATTGCGTGCTCCAGCGCAGCCTGACATCTTTACGCAGACCGAGCGGAACACTTTGCTCTACGATGGGGTCTCGACGTTTACTGTGGGTACTGACGGAACGTGCTATATCGAGCGTTTGATCACCACGTACCAGACGAACGCTCTCGGCGTGGTAGACTCGAGTTACCTCAATCAGACTACCATGAGGACCTTGGCCGCTTTGAGATACACCTGGAACGCCTGGGTAGCCTTACGCTTCCCGCGAGCCAAGCTTGCTGATGACACAGCCAACGTGCCAACTGGACAATCGATTGTCCAACCGAAGACGCTTGTCAGTGAGGCGTTGGCTTGGTTCCGGTGGTGCGAGACCGAAAAAGGTTGGGTTGAGAACTGGGAGCAGTTCAAGGATGACCTGCTCATCGAGAGAGACTTGACCGACAAAGACAGAGTCAACATGCGCATGTCTCCCGACCTCATGAATCAATTCCGAGTCTTGGCTGGGCAGATTCAGTATCTACTATAAGAGGAGAACATCATGGCCGTAACTGGAATCATCAAACTGTACGTCAATGGTAAGTTGCAAAACACCGTTGAAGATCCAGCCATTACTTTGGGCGGGAAGAAGCGCGAGATTATCAAAGGACACAAAATCTACGGCCCAAAGGAATCACTAGAGCCGGGGGCGGTCAAATACAAAATCGCCCATATGAGCGATACAGACCTCGATGAACTGAGGAATCTGACCGACGCCACGGTGAAATACGAATGCGACACAGGCCCATCGTATTTGATCACTAATGGTTGCACTACTGAGCTACTTGAGTTAAGTGGTGGCATGGTTGACGTTGAGATCCAAGGCGATCCAGCCGAGGAGGAGTAACACATGGTAAGTGAAGCTGAACAAGCTACCGAGGAACTGCTCGAGTCTCTGAAAGAGAACGAAGCAGTAACTTTGAACGACGATGGCACTCGGACGGTCAAGCTTTCGGTACCGATCCAGATAAAGCAAGGCAAGGAGCTTGTCGATTGTGACGAGTTGACGTTCAAAGTTCCGCTTGCCAGAGACCTATTGGTTATGGATCAGGAAAAAGGTGTGATGGCGAAAAGTTTTCGGCTTGCTTGCCAATTGTGCGGCTTGAGTTATGGGAACTTCTTAAGTCTGAATGCCGAAGACTCTTTGCTGTGCGTTAGCGTCGCTCAGGTGATGGGAAAAAAATCACGAACTGGAGGGATCTCCTAGCAAACCTAGCCTACATATTCCACTTTCAGCCAAGTGAGCTATGGAGAATGACGACTGACGAGCTCCTTTTCTGGGATGATGCCGTAGGGAGAATTTCGGATAGGTTGAAGCGTGGCAAGTGATCTCAACATAAGTCTTGTCATCCGTGCTATCGACCGCGCTACCGCACCGATGCGGAAGATCACCAACAACTTCGAAGCTATAATGCGGGCCCAGACCAGAGCGCAAAGACTGTTTGATCGGGCAGCAAGCATGCGACAAGCAGCGGCTGGTGTGGAGAGGTTCGCTCGTGGTGCTCGTGGTATTATTGCTGGTCCAATACAGAGCTACGAGGATTTCGGTCACACAATAGCTAGGGCTGGTGGACTTGCAAGAGTAAGTGGCGAGCATCTCAAAGTTCTGCATGACGAGGCTTTGAGGCTGGGCTCGACAGTTGGTGAATTTTCTGCTAAGCAGGCCGCCGAAGGGATGGCAGAGTTTGGTATTGCTGGGTATAACGTCGCAGAGATAATGGGTGCCCTACCAACGACGCTTGATCTATCGTCAGCCGCAGGAATAGAATTGTCAGAGACTGTTGGAGTTATGACGGGGATAATGGGCGCGTTCAATCTTGATGCTACCAGAGCAACAGATGTTGCTGACATACTTACAGCAACATTCACCGGGTCAAAGACCACTCTACAATCTCTTGGTGAAACAATATCGTATGCTGGTGCAAACTTCGCTGAGCTTGGTGTTGACATTAAGACGGCCGCCGCCATGGCTGGTTTGCTTGGCAATGCTTCAATAGAAGGGAGCAGAGCTGGTACTGCAATGAATGCGGTATTAGCCAGGCTGACAGCCCCACGCAGAATGGGGTTGAAAGTGATGGAGAGTATTGGTCTTGGAAGAAAAGACATAGAGGACTCTACTGGCAAGCTACGCGAACCAATGAGGATACTTGCGACGATAGCAGAACGTACTGAGAAAATGACTGCCGTTGAGAGAAAGGGGGCTCTTACTCGTTTGTTCGGCATGGAGGCGGGTCCAGCAGTTGCTGTTCTAATGGCAAAGAACGGCTCTGAGAAGATGCTTGAGCTTGCCGATGCGATCGAGAAATCAAGGGGGCGTACGACAGAGCTTGCAAACACAATGCGTGGTACTGGAAGGGGCGCAACGCAACAGCTCACCAGCGCAATCGACACATTCAAAATTGTTGTCGGTGAAACTACAGACAGCGTACTGAGGCCTCTTAAGCTTATGCTTGCAGACATAATTGGTAGAATAACAGGATGGGCGAAAGAACATCCAAACCTAACTACAGCCATCATGATAACTGTTGGTGCAGTTGCAGCTTTAGCCAGCGTCGGGGCTGGTTTGATCTATACCATGGTGGCCATGACGAGTGTCATGGCTGTCTCCCAATATGGTATAGGTGGATTCAAGACAGGACTGCAATTACTGCGTGCAGGACTTGAAGCTACAGCTTTGCGGATGGAAGCACTCACAGCACAGACGATGGTACTTGATTCAGAAGTTCTTCCGGCCCGTAGAGGCATAGTTGCACTCTCGCGAACGATAGTAAGATCTGCTGTGCCTGCAGCAATCGCATGGGCCGGAGCTCTCTGGCCAGTGCTTGTTGTGATTGCCGCAGTTGCCGCTGTAAGTGCAGCGGTATATTTCGCCGTCAAGTATTGGGATGAGTTGACAGCTATCTGGGAGAGGTTCAAAAACGCAAGTCTTGCAACAAAGATAGTAATTGTCGCACTGCTGGCGCCTTTCTTGGCGTTGGCTAGCCCTATACTAGCCATAGCGTTTTTGGCTAAGAAGGTCATCGATAACTGGCAACCGATAAAGGACTTCTTCTCCACTCTGTGGGATACTATTACTGGAGGAATCAATAAAGCGATGGCAGCTCTAGAGAGTTTCGAGTTGCCAGCACCTCTACAAGCCATACTTGATTTCCATCTCAAGGTTGGCAGAGGAATAGAAAACATAGGTAAAGAGATTGGATTTGTTGCTGCCGGAGGAGCAGCAGGGGCAACAAATCTTAAGACTAGCGAATTCTTAGAACGTACTGAGGGAACATCGAGTCTGAACAGTAATGTCAATCTCAAGATCGAGTTTGATGATCGTGGCAGACCATTCGTCCGTGGAGCCGAGGCAGATCGCGGTGTTGATCTTGAAGCAGTCTATAACGGATATGCTCTTGGTGGTGCGTGATGGGCTGGCGAGAACGATTACAGCTTGATGGATCTGCCTCATTCCGTGGGGTAGAATTCGAGGTATCGTCGTCTGTTGGTGAATTCGGTAGGCGAACTATAATCCATAGATATCCTGGGAGGGACGACGTAGGCGCAGAAGATCTTGGTCGTCAGCCTCGCACATTTCCTCTCGAAGCATTTGTGCTCGGCGATGACTATATGACCAAGCGCGACGAGCTCCGTGAGGCTTTCGAGACTAAGGGGCCAGGAGATCTTGTCCATCCGTATTGGGGTAAGATTAGAGTTGTCGTAGATGGTAAAGTCAGGATAAGCGAGACGCCACGCGATGGTGGCATGGCCCGCTTGTCAATGACGATGGTGCAGATTAGTGACACGCTCTCGCCGACAGTTGAGCCAGATACACAGGCTGCGGTCGAAGAAGCATGTGATGAATTGAACACAGCTCTGGCTGAAGAATTTGATGACAACTTTTCTGTGATAGGGTACGTGGCTGACGTGTTGACTGCCGCAGTAAATCTTGTGAATGCTGTAGCGTCTGACATCAATAGCGTCAAAGGTTACGTCAATTCTGCCATGGCTATCGCCGACTCAATCGGGGCCGCGATAGATTCCGTTACGGATGCGATATCTGATTTGATTTTACTGCCTGGACAGTTGGCATCTGAGTTGAAGGATGTCTTCAACGGCATCATGGATTCGATTGCGTCGATAGGTGACGCATGGAACAGCTACTTTGGAGATGATGAGACTCCTGGAACAGTTGCTGGTACACCGTCTACTTCAGCAATATCAGGTACCGTAGCAAGTGGCGATGCTAGAGTAGACTTGGCCATGAGGACATTCAGGGATCTGTCGGCGTTCGGTGATGACCTCGACGATGTGCCCACGACAACTACGCAGAGAGAACAAGAGTCAAACAACCAGACTGCATTTGTCCAATTCATCAAAGCTACGGCCACCGTGGAGGCATGCCGAGCAATTGCAGCCATGCCATTCACATCAGCTAGCAAAGCGGATGAGGTTAGAGACGAGCTGTGTGATGCCTTGGATGTCCTCGCTGACTCATCGACTGACCTGACCTATGGGCTATTGGTAGATTTACGTGCGGCACTTGCTTTCCATCTGTCTCAGATTACGGCAGACCTACCAAGCGTGGTCGAGTATACTCCGGCCACCACGCTACCAGCGTTGGTGATCGCTCAATATCTCTATGGGGACGCAACTCGAGAGCAAGAGATTATAGATCGCAACAACGTACGCAATCCTTGTCGTGTGCCTGGCGGTGAAGTCTTGGAGGTCTTAAGCGAATGAGTGAAGGACTCCAATTGCACGTCAATGGCTGGAGGTATGGCGGTTGGCAGACTCAGCGCATCACTCGCTCGATTGAGCAGTTAGCTCACAGTTTCTCCGTGACGTTCACAGATCGCTGGGGGTCCAAAGAGGATATACCAATAGAAGCTGGTGACTCTGTATCGATATCTTATGATGATGAATGGATTACAGATGGTTGGGTAGATGAAGACACATCAGACTATAGTTACGATGAGTATACGTTGTCATTTACTGGCCGTTCTCGCACATGTGACTTAGTCGACTGTGCCGCGATTCATCGTGGCGGGCAATGGAAGGGGCAGGGGTTGTTGAAAATAGCCAAGGACTTGTGCAACCCATTTGGCATAGAAGTCACAACGAATGTCGATCTTGGCAAGGTATTCACCCCAAAGTTTACGTTGAATGATGGTGAGTCAGTATTTCAGGCCATCTCTAGAGCAGCAACGATGCGCGGTGTGCTCCCATTAACCAAAGCAGATGGTAATCTAATATTTGATCGTGTAGGTAGAGCAAAAGTAGCGACTAAGCTTGAATTCGGAAAGAATATTCTTCGTGGTAAATGTCGACATGATTGGCGAGAGAGATTCTCTAACTATATAGTTAAGGCGCAAACGCAAGGTACCGATACAACATTCGGTACGTCTGCTACACAATTAAAAAGAACTGCATCTGATGAAGGATGCACAAGATACCGCCCAACTATAATACAAGCTGATAACGAGGATAGCGGATCTGAGTTACAGAAAAGGGCATATTGGGAAAGAAATGTACGGATAGGCAGAGCGAAATGGCTGACATATACCGTGCAGG